TTGGAAGCAGGCTCTTTAGCTAACACATTCCAACTCATTACTTTAAGTGTCATTAGTATAATATAGTACAATATAATTTTAGAATTATAAAATTGACTATAATTTTGTACTTGATTTATAATGTATTCCTCCCATCCAACATACCGTATCTTGTTCTGTTTACACTTTTATCTTTACCAATCAACATCCTACATTATGAGTTCTAATAACAAAACAGTCGTCGGCAGCGTTTTAATTGACCGTTCCGCGTCTATGGAATACATTTTGCCAACGCTAATCGATGCACTTAAATCCTTTATTGACGAAATAAGACTACGCGCGTCTGTTGCAAAAGAATGCCAATTCAGACTGACGACATTTTCAAACACGAAACAAGTAAATTTCCCACCAAATGAATCATCGCCCCTCGGTAGGGAGTTAATCTTTGACGATATTGGCGCCGTATTTCAAGAAGATCTCGCGTTTGAAGCCAGCGGATGCACTCGTCTAATTGATAGCGCAATTGAAGAAGTGGATATATTATCTAAAAGACTTGCCGAGTTAAACGAGACAGGCGCAGACACAAATTCATGGTTTATCGTTCTTACAGATGGAGACGATAATAAGTCGTCATCTCCTGCACGCGAATTAAAACGCAAAATCGAATCTTTAAAGGAAAAAGGCGTCAAATGTATTCTCATAGCCGCAAATATTAATGCAGCTGACTATGGTGAGTTGTATGGATTTGACTCTACCAAATCCGTTCAAGTTGATATGGACGTGCATGCGGACAATCTCGATGCTCCGTTGGTCCAGTGCTTCAGAGCATTAAGTCAAAATATCGCCGAGAACATGGAAGACGATACGCGTGATGTAGGATTTTCATATCTTCAACGCGCTGCTTCTGCTCCTTCGCATTTTACTATTGATACTCAACCACAAATTCCGGCCCAAAGGTTATACCGACATTTTGACCCTCCTCCTGTTCTACGACGAACACAGAATCACGCATCAGACTATGATGATGACCTGAAACCCCCAGCGCTTCTACGACGCCCCTAATTCCCTTATTCCTTAATTCCCTTATTCCCTTAATTCCCTTATTCCCTTATTCCTTAAAAAACAGAAAACTTCATAAAAATATTAAAAATTGATCTTCAAATATACACATATACCTTTTTTATTAAACAGTTACGCACATCGCTTCACATATATATCACATAAGATTAACATCAACATGGATTGGCATTCGAAAAAAAAGATGGAACAATTCATGAAAGACAAGTTTTATTTATTGAAAAAACAATCGTGTATTAAAGAAACTGAAAAACGCATTGTATCGAGATCAAATACTTACAGACGATTCTATCTTCATCTATACAAACGTTTGCTATTTTCTTACAATAATCCCGTGGAAGAGTTCACCACAAGCTTATCCAATACATTATATGCGACAAGCAAACGCTTAATTAAAGAATTTAACAACGAATCCACGCGCACCGACATCTCTTACACTCGTAAACAAAGAAAATATATAGCATGGGTATGTAAAATGATTAAAAAATATACATACGAACATAACTTCAAAAATGCTTTTATCATGTTCATCCTTAAAAAACGGTTCAACGGTCACGACGAATTGGTAACCTCTATTTATTCTTACTTATAAATTATACTCGCATACGTATTATTGGAGGCGGTGACTGCACTTCATTTCGTGGTGTCGGTGTTGTATATTCAAAATCTATATCTAATAACATTTCAACCACATCTTCCAACTCAGTATCAACAATATTATTTTCTTTTTCATATTGTATTTGATTTAAGACCTGTTTGTAGTTAAAACTATTATTATGCGAATTAGAATATAACATATTATATCCTTCCAATTGTTTCACCACACCTTTTTTTTTCATTTCTATATCATTTTTTATACTTTTAAATCTCTCTTCCCGTTTTTCCATATATTTTTTCATCTCTCCCTCCGGATCCCTTTTAAAACACTTTAATTTAAATATATCTTCCTCCAATTCTCGCTTTTCATTTTCCAGAAAAGCTATTGAATTGTAATATTGCGTTTCCTCATCCATCAAAAGATAAATACTTCCTGTTAAATGGTCTATTTGGTCATCTAATGCAACTCTTTCATTATTATAACTTACAATAGTTGTTCTACACATAGGGCAATTATTATTTTCCTTCGTCCATTTCCAAAAACAATCCTTACAATATACATGATTACACTCCGTATTTACTATATTTTTCAATGTTAACACACAATAACACACAGAGCACTCCATTATATTTATTATTAAGATTACACTATTAATTAATATTAAAATAAAAATATTAATTAATCAATTTATTATTTAATTAAATAAGTGTTCATATTCTGCCCTTAATTTAATAGTCAAATCGTCCGGTATTTCATCAAAATCTATTATTTTTTTATTATTTTTATACTTTTTCACATATTCTTCATTACTATCTAGCTTTTTTTTAAACAATTCGGCATTTTCATAATACTTTATTGCTGTTTTCGTTCCACATTTCGGAAATACACCACTTATATTATCCGACTTATCACCAGTCACTATTTTTATAAATAAATCCTTCTTTGGATCGCCTGTTGAATTTTTACTTGTTGCCAGAGGCTTAAACCTTAAATTCATTAATTGGATTTGAGGATGCGCCAACTGCAAATAATCCATATCACCTGTTATTATAACCACATTATTTTCTGCGTTTTGCTTTATTAAATGTTTTGCCAATAAAGCAAGACAATCATCCGCCTCCAAATGATTTAGATACAATATATCGTTTTCACTTATACCCGCCTCATAAAATAATGTATCATACGCCATTTTAAAGAATGGTTTCCCCATAAAAGTTTCATCATATACACGCGTTTCTTTATACGAATCACTATACTTATTGCGCCATATATCTTTACGAGAACAATCTCTCCCAATTATTACTCTACAATCTTTTAATTTTAACTTTTTTGGCATCTCCTTTATCTTATTGATAAACATTTTCTTAAATTTTTCCACAAATAATTCATTTTCATAAGGCACATCTAAGTTTACTTCTTTATGTGCGTTCTTAAACCAAGCATGAATCGCATAATATCTATAAAAGCAATAATAACTTCCGTCAATTAATATATAATTCATAATTTATTGTTATCTTATATTCCATTTTTATTAATATCCATCAATTTATTTGTTGAAAAAGGGAGAGATGTGTCGATTAAATTGAATTATTTATATAATAATTATGATATTACAGAATTAACCTGCTATACATTATATAACAATGGACGATACAACATTAACCTGCTTTAGTTATGCTTGCTCGTCACAATCACCAGAATTGATACAACGTGTTAAATACAGCAACAAAATATTATTACCACCTTCAATACTTTACAAACTGCAGGACGAAACAACAACATTATTCTTTAAAATTACCAATAAAGAAAATAGTTTTGGTCAAGTCTGTGGGGTCCAAGAATTTACAGCACCACCAGGCGTAGTTCACATACCATACCATATTATGGAAGGTATCGGTTTAAAAGAAGGTTCGCAAGTTGATATTCAATTAACTACACCACTCAACGGCAGTTATATTAAACTTAGACCTCATAAAACCGCATTTATAGAACTACCTGATCCAAAATCTCTTTTAGAAGAAGCACTAAGTAGTAATTATCCCGTTGTTACAGAAGGCCATACAATCGCGGTTTATAATAAAGAAAATGAAACTGTATATCATATAGATATTATTAAAACTGAACCCGCATCTATTATTAAAATTATAGATGTTAACATTGATGTTGATTTTGAACCCCCATTAGATTATGTTCCTGTAGAACAATATGATAAAATTAAATTTCCAGGAAAGGGGCGACGATTAGGAACAAATTAATTTGTCAATTAAAATTGATATAAAAATGGTACCGTATTATGTGTAGTATACAAGTCCTCATATATGCTGCTATCATTTCCTACCGAACATAACCAACCAATTTAACCTTAACATACCATGGCATCCATCGCAGATTTACAGTTAATACTTAAACAGAAACACCTCCCAGCAGAAATCTCTCACGACATTTTGTCTATGGTGTTTCAAATGGAACATCGCGACAAAGTTCAACGACTTTATTTACATGATTTGGTCGTCGACGAAGTGCATGCTAAAAACCTATTGGGCGATTCCGATTTAGAAACCAGTATACACTATTATCTTGGCTGCAACTGCTGTCAGCGCCATCAAATTAACAAGGCGTGTATTACGCCAGACGGACTTATCATTATCACGAGAGCGTGCGTATTTAAACAAACCAGATATTATGATATCGACGATGAGATTGGCCTTCCTTGTTCATGCGACTGCAGACATACCGGCAGACAGATCGCGCGTAAATGGATTGAAAAGGAAGGCGATTGGGGTCCGAGACATCAATGGACTCGTTCACAGCTTAGACTTATGCTGCCTGTTAGTAACTAGGGTCTGAGACATATATACTATATCTAATAAACGACCTAAACATTTTATAAACATATTTATTAAACTACATTAAAAACATTTTAACTTTTTTATTTAATACAATGAATCCAATATATTTTATTTTATTTTGCTGTTTTTTTAATTATATATCATATCCTATTGTAGGTATATTTTTTAATTGGAAATACCCAACATTTAAACAGTATTCTATTCAAAGACAAAATTATATTCTCAAAAATTTCATTAAATGCATGATATTAAAATATATTAGCATTTCTACTATACCATTTACCATTCTTTTTTTATTTGATATTGGAGATCATACCAATTATATTCATTTTATTGGCTCTTTATACTGCACGTGTGATACAATTGCTTTAATTAAAGATATCAAATTATCCAAATCTACCAAAATTCATCATTCCATTACTACATTTTTTTCTTTTATTAACATTTCTATTAATTGGTATCAAGCAAATCCTATACTAAAATTGATGGTCCTATATACTACCCTATCATGCTATAGTTTTAATGTAAATTATTGTTTGGGAATGCGTTTTTTATTATCAGAAAAAGAACAACAATCTATAAAACAAAAAGCAACACGCACATATACACTAACATGCTTTGTTAATTGGACCATACATTTACTTTATCTTTATAATAACATATATACAATTAGTTTACCAGGTAAATTATATTATTGTTTAATAGCATTTATTGTTTACGATGATATAATTTTATTAAAGTGGTTGAATAATTAAATTATATTAACGGATTCGCGATCAATATTAACATCAACATTATAATCTTTTTTACGAATTTCTTTATATATTTGTTCCACTCTACGATCTCTATTCATTTTTCTTTTAATTATTGACAACGATTCTTCCATTGTTTTTCTCATTTTACTTAATACATTTCCCATATATATATTATCAGAATTATTATTATATATATTTTCCCTATTATATTTGTTTTTATTATCGCTATATTTTGTTTCACTATAATGCGATATTAGACTCATTACGGTTCCCATTATATTAATCTGTTATTTTATTTTTAAATGGGGTATTTACTATAGAATCATCGATGGCATCGGTAATTGACATTGTATTTGCTATATTTGTAATAGCCATTTTGTTGTTTTTGTCTTTATTTGCTATCATATCACTAGACACCTGACACTTTATTATTTCCTTTTCTGTATCATGGGGTAATGGATTTTCTTTATCAAATTCCTTAAAAAATTCTATATAAGCACGGTTTTGTAATTGGTTTACTTTATCATATAAAGAACCACTTGAATCCATCCCATTATCCTTTACCCATCCTATTGTTTCATCTTTTACCATGAAATTCTTTCTTTTATTATCAGTACAATGTATTGGACGCTCGGTAAATGGTATGCCTTGTAAGTTTTTTATTAACTTTTTTGATAGATAATCCTCTATTAAAGAATTATTGTTTATTATATCCTTTAATTCAAAACTAACATTTTTCAAAAACTCTTGAACGCTTTTCGCATTATTGCAATAATTATCCAAGAAAACAGTAATCGATATATTATTATAATTATTTATAGTTGTCGCATTTCGCTGTTTTACCTCCTCCTTCATTTCTTTTTGATTTTCTATTATTTGATTTATTTGACTATACAATTTTTCCATATTTAAATTTTCATTTTTTTCACTTTCTTTTTTTAATATTTCTTTGGTTTTTTTGGATTTTTCGCGTTTTTTTGTTATTTTCTTTGTTTTTAGCGTCTTCAGTTCGTTTAAAAGGGTATTATAGGCATTGATCGATGGTTTGCTGTCGTCTTGCTTGCTCGTTTTTTGCTCGTTTTTGAGGTGCTTAACGCTGACGATATGTCGAGACCAATTTGATTTTCGTGAGGTAGAATAGTCACATAATTCACAATGAAAGTCGCAATTCACTGAGACCAGGCGTTTGCTCGTTTGAGTAGTTTTGGCCGTTTTTTCTAAATGTTTGTTGGTGCGAAGGTGTTTTTTATAATTTGAATTATTAGACGATGTATAGTCACAAATGGAACAGTAATATGGGTTTTTTAAAATCGGCATTTTTAGAGTAGTTTTAGAGTAGTTTTGCTTTTTTTTGCCCTCCATTTATATAAAAACAGAAAAAATCTCTATGTTTTTTTCATAAAAATTGTTGTAATAGTGCCTTTTTTTCGGATTTTTCACTTTTCTCATTTTTGCGGAGTGGATGACAATATACAACGCATTTGTCGTAATAAAATATTCCGCTTCTAAAAATCACAAACCATAAGAAAATCGTCCAAAATGAAAAAAAGGCTCCCATCGAACAGTTTTTTTCATAAAAGTTTTTTGAATTTCGAAAAAGGACAATTTTAAAATGTCCAAAATGAAATCTCAAAAAACTTTTTGTAAAAAAACTGTTCGATGGGAGCCTTTTTTGGAACCTTTTTTTCTGGGACCAATTTTTTACAAGACCACATTTTCTTATATGTTGTATTATTTGTGATGAATTATGGTAATATTTTTACGAATGTATTGAATCGTAAAAATATTGCAAAAATACGCGATTTTATGAAAAAAAGGCACCCAAAAAGGCTCCCATCGAAAAACACGCGGCTGTTCGATGGGTGCCTTTTTTGGAACCTTTTTGGGTGCCTTTTTTACATCACCAAATTTTCCTGAATCCACGCCCTTATTTTTTGATTTATTGGGACCATGAAATGTTTCAACGCAGTTAAATAACTGTTTAATACTTGTTGTGATCCTTTGTTTTCTTCCATTAACAACAATATGTTATAAACAACCCGCATCATTTTATCATCATAAATATCGATTATATTTTTAAACACCTTATCCATATTTACAGCTTCTTCCGATTTATCCTTAAACAAATCTGAATTATCCAAATCCAATACATTTTTATACAACGATAGCGTCTGTAATATTGAACGCTCATCGCATTTTTTATATGTTTCTATTAACTTATTTAAACCTATAATTGCTTTTTCTAATATAAAATTAAATATTTTATGGTCCTGCGTTTTATACCATATAAAATACCTTCGTATGGCATGAAATAAATAATGAATATCTTGCTTTTTATCATTATTCCACCATCTTATTAAACCTTGTGTATATGAAGGTTGATGTAATGTCAATAAATTTTCATCTACACTTAATTTCGTTCCAATTTCACAATACGACAACATACTTAATTCTATCATTACTTGCAAAGGTTCTAAAATCATATCCGCTTTTTCCTTTACATTATTCATCAATTCCATTAATAATATATTAATACAAGTTAAATATTTAATATATTTAAAATTGTGTTTAATAATCTTACGCGATAATAACATTTAGTAAAAAACCCAACAGATTATTTTACCGATATTTATAAATTTTATGTTATGTATATATATATATAAATGTCGGAATTAGTTACTGTAGCAACTCCAAACGGGGGGGAATCTGACTACGAACTCCCCGGATATATTGTTGATGCTTTATTTACATTAGATGTTGTGATTGCACGTGCTAAAAAACGCGTGGACAAAGGTGAAGGTGAAGGTGAAGTTAAACCAGAAGATGTTCCGTTGACAGCAGAAGACATAAAAAATATTAGTAGAAAGATACACACTGCAACTAAAACAGCACACGCCAAAATAAACGAAATCGATCCTACAGGGCCAGAAATTAAAGAATTTCAAGCAGGAGGAGGTTTTGATTGGAAAAATTGGAAAAAATGGTCCGTTGTTTTTCTTGCTATAGCAAATTCAATGCTTACAGACCAGCAAGATGAGACACTAAATACCACGTTTGGGGCGATCAAAGAAACAGTTGTGAATATGGCCACAACAGTTGGTGGAGAAAAAATCAAAGTCACTGTAGACAACTTGGTAAATAATAAATTTACATGTGAGTCTTTAACTGACCAACATAAAATAGGAGATAGAAGTGACAAATTAGCGTCAGTGTCAGAGACAGCGTTATCTAAACTACCGGAACAACCCGACAGCAAAGGGTTAGTGTTAGGGCCAGCGCTACAGTTGTTAGGGACAGACTTTGAGTTAAATTTAGAATGTGCTATTTCAACTATTGTGGACGCGGCGAAAGAAGATGCTAAAACAGCAGCTAAAAAAGCAGCTGAAATTACAACTGATATTGTTCCTACGATTACCCCCCCTGATATCTTTAAAATAATTGCTTCAGTATTTGTTATGTCAGCAGAGGATGCGGTCAACCAAGCTGTCTCTAATGCAGAACATCTAGTTGGGCAAGCCACTGATCGTATTAGAATAGAACAAAATGAATTGTCCAATCTAATTTCAAAAATTAATATGATGACAAAGGACATTGTGATGAGTGTAGCGAACGCACAATATTCTATTAAGGTTTTATCAAATGTAAAATATTTTCTTTATATTTTATCAATGGCACTGGTTCGTAACATTATCAAAGAGGAAAAATCAACAACCAGCTTGGCAATTCCTGGAACTATATCCAGATACAGTTTAGAAGGCATTGAAGCCGCATCAATAGTGCAAATTATAAATATGATAGTTTTACCAATTTTTAAGGCTATGATGGAGGCGTCTAAAAATAGTAACTCTGTAGGAGGAAGGAAAAAGCATTCTCGAAAAACAAAGAAAAGAAAGAAAAGCAAAAAAGCAAAGAAAAGCAAAAAAGCAAAGAAAAGCAAAAAAGCAAAGAAAAGCAAAAAAGCAAAGAAAAGCAAAAAAGCAAAGAAAAGCAAGAAAAAGCGCAAATAAATATATTAAGATAAATACTTGATACTACTTAAAATTGTGTTTAATAATAACTATATTTAAACTTTATTATTATACTAATTTATATGACATTAGAAGCAAACGACCATTTAGACTATATATATAAATATGTTGTAATTGGAGAAGCCGGTGTTGGGAAAACTTCAATAGCAAGACAATTTATATTTAATGATTATAGCGACAGATACAACACCACCATCGGCGTTGATTTTTCATGTAAAACCCTTTCAATCGGCGATAAAAATATTAAAATTCAGATATGGGATACAGCCGGTCAAGAATCATTTCGTTCCATTATTAGTTCTTATTACAAAGACACAGTAGGAGTTATTATAGTTGTTGATAGTAATAGTGAAGAATCGTTGGAAACTATTAAATATTGGCAACAAGAATACAACAGCACACAACACGACAATACAAATGTATATTTTATGGTTCTTATCAATAAAATAGATCTGTTTTCTAATTTTTTTGAATGTGATTTAATTAAAGACTACTGCACCGACAATAATATAATATTTTATGGAGTTAGTGCCAAAACCGGTTGTAATATAAACGAATCATTTCGCTACTTAACTACTCATATTTATAGAAAAACCAAAGATTTCCCTAATAAAATAAAAGGAATAAAAAAAGGCAGTATAGAATTAGAAAAACCAGAACGCTCTTATTATTATACTTGCTGTAATATTGTTTAATAATTTACCATACAGTTAATAGTAAACGACCAATCCGTGTTATTTAAATTAATAATATGACCGTATTTAGACAATAACTGCACTTTAAATTTACGCAAAGTAATCGGTCCAAAATAATTTCGTTCTCCTACAAAATTAAAATCGCTTCCTTGAATTGTTATTATTTCCTGAAAATCAAAATTCACCAACACCTTTGCTAATAAATCCGATACAATAGGAGCACCATATCTATCTACACCAAGACTACTAATGGCTGATTTTATTTGTTCCGCAGTATATAATTGATTTTGTGTTAAGACAGTTTTGTCATCTACATCAATTGGAACATTTGCACAACTTGATGGTTCGGGTAAACAATTCGTAGGAAATGTTGGTTTTGGCTGATCATCGCACTCAATATCCATAGTATATCTATTATAATAAGAAGGCAACTTGTATTGATCTTTTTGCTTTATATTTGTTATTAGATCGGGATTGGGTTTATTATTTACAAAATCATCTAATGAAATAAATAAATAATCAAATCCCTTTAAATTTAAAATACCAGCCGCAGTTAATGTAGTAGAATTCGCAACCGTATCGCTTCGATCTCTAAATCCTAACAACCAACCAAGGTTATAATCTAATTTTTGACCTTGTGCGTATCCACATTGTTGAGTATTTTTAGGATAATACCAATTTATTTCAATGGTGCTTCCTGTGCTATTTGTTACAGATACTTTACCATTATTAGCATTATAAGCAAATGTTATCGAGACACTAGCAGTTGAAGCAGCCGTATTTAACTTTGTTATTAAATCGGCTGCGGAATAATTACCTTCTGTTATTTCAATAGATTGATGTGCGCCATTAAGTGAAATATCAATATAATTTGTTCCATAGTCACCGCTAAACACATACCAATTCATCGGTATTGAAACTTGAGTTAATTTAATTTTGGTAACATTTTTAACAGGCTGTGATAAATTAATAAGATAATCAGATGCGTTTTGTGTTAATTGAGATGGTTGTGTTGATAATTTTAATCCAGAACAATCCACTAATGGAATTGGGTCTAACATTGGTCTATTCTGACTATCAAAATTAATTGTTTTTGTTATTTGTGATAATTTATTGTTGTTTACACCATTTATTTCTCCTGGTGTTTGTATAATTGTATCAGGTGCGGTTTTTTTTATTAAATCATGCATTTCACTTATTTCTTTTACATCGTTTTCCGCTTTTGTAACCGCCTGTGCCTCTGTAAACAAATCTTTTTCTTTTAACAACTTACTTTGAACATTTAAAAAAAACTTTACATATTTTTCTTGCCCTTTAAATTCCTCTACCATTTCTTCAACCGCTTCAATAATACGCATTTTGGGCAACGGCGCTTCGTTTTGTATTTTTAATATATGTATTAAATCATCCACACTATAATTATCTACATCAAAATCAGTATTATCACTCATTGAAATATATAAATACTTAATATTTAATTGTTTATTGTTTAATTAATTATATATTTAATTGCGTAATCAACTTATATTTTTCTATTAATCTAATGACTTGTTTAAGGAATTCTGTGTTTTTCTTTCTACCAGGGCATATGTGAGCCAGTCCGCCGTTTTGTTTTAATGGGTTTTGACATACTTTACATCGTTTTCTTCTAATAAACCTTATTTTGGAGTGTTCTTTTTTGCAGACATGGTCTTTTTTAAGTTTTCCGCATTTTGAACAACGCTGTTTTATTGGCTTTGCGTCTGGGTTAAATGACATAATACGCTCGTATGACAACTTTGTTAATCCATCACCTCTTTTAAAATGTCTTGGACCAGAACATAGCATTTTTTCCAATAGCGTAATGGTTTCCTGTGATTCTTTATCTATTATCAATTGTTGTTTGGTTAAATAATGTTCGCCAAAATACATAAACCTGTTGTATTCCCGGTTTTGATATATATCAGGACAGGTGTGTTCCTTATTAATAAATCGTAGCTCACCTATTCCATAAATATGCGGTGGTGTTTTTTTTGTATTTGCATTGCATCTAATATCAATAACATAAATCACCCCCATATAATTAAATTTAGAGAGTGGTATTTCTCTATCAAAACCATATACACTACCCGTGTGATTTTGTACTTGTTTCCATTTAAGGTTTTCGTCGTATGTCTCGTCTGTAAATCTTGAAATGCCGATTTCCAACATATATTACCTTAATTTATTGCCGTTAATTTAATCGCTATAAATTATAATTAAAATTATTTCAATTTTGTATCAATACGGTATGCTATGCTATGCTATGCTATGCTATGCTATGCTATGCTATTTAATACGGTGGGTTTGCTTAATTGATTTAACCAAATTAAACAATATGGTGCTAATTTTCTCTCCCTCAAACGATAATAAAATATCAAACTGTTGGAATGGATTTAAATTATAAATATCTACTATGTCTTTGTTTTCTTTATAATAATTGTAATAATTGTTTATTTTGGAAATTAAGAATGATTTCACTTCTTTGATTTTATTAGTGTCTTTTTTAATAAATTGTAATCCTTTATACTGTTCTTCCAGTTTTTTCATTTGCATATGCATTATCATTACAGATGGTAAGTAATTGTAATCATTTACATTTAAAAAATCTTTCAGATGTTTTGAGTAGCATGAAACCGGCGTGCCATATACCGTCTCTAAAATTAATAACTTAGATTTAAACTTGTGTTTTATTTTAAGTATATGAAAACAAGTATGCTGTAATGCGCACAATATTAATAAAGCAGTTTGATGATCTTTTTCTTTATTGGCTTTTAATGCCAGATTACAATAAAATCCATAATTTAGCTTAATTTGATTATATTTACATATTGTTTTGTCTTTTGTTAAAATCAACATAATAATATTAACAACAGCGTTATTAATTAATCCTGGTATGATATCATTATTAATATTTTTTAAGTAAGTATATAAAGTTTTAGAAGAGCTGCGCATCGCCGTTTTTGTCATATCCAATTCAACATCATAATCGGTTGTAAATATATCATGTAATAATTGTTTGATTTTTGAATAACAATATGTTTTTACAGGCATATCTTTTATATCACTATACCTCTTATAACTATCCGCATTATGTTTTATATTTTTACCATTACATATAGCAATGTTAAATAAGTTTAATCCATCATCTGATAAATTTCTAGTTCGCATTAATTATATTAAATTATTAATTTTATATAATGATTTTATAATGATTTTATAATGATTTTATCATGTAAATAAATTGTTATAACTACTTATTATTAATTTTATATTGTATAATTAAAGATATATGAAAGGAACTGATTTGTATTGTTTTTATGCATTAATGTGTTATTATTCATCGTGTTGTTGTTTATTTTGTTCTTCATTTGCAAAAGATAAATATGATAATTATAAAAAACAACAACAAAACAAAATAAAAGAAAGGGAAAATCAAATATCAAATGAATTAAATCAATTGATTGAAGAACAAGAAAATCACATTTCTATGCCTCAATTAAATATTCCAACAAAAAAAATGAAGATTGCCACTCATAAAACGCCAGCGAAACATCATTACAAACCATCTGAACGATACATTAGAATGACACAAACAAATCCATTAGATGTTTTATATGAATAAATAACAAAACCAGTTAATTATCCCACCCAAAATATGTTTTAACTTGTGATTCATCGATCTTTTTTGGGAAATTAGGGAGAGATGTTATGTTTGGTAGAAAGTCGAAAATATATCTTTCTAAAAACCGCATCCTATACCGCGTTGCACCAAACAATTCCATTATACATTTTAAATTTAAAAAATCATTTATTTGCTTTAATTGTGTTTTCGTATAATCCACTATAACATAATTATCTCGGTTTGATATTCCATATTCCCCCTTTTCATCAAAATAACTATACCCCCACATTTTATGTGCTAGTATTAACTTTGTAACATTATTAAACACACATGGAATATTAGAATATTCTATTATTAATTTGGGAGAGATATTGTCATTATTTTTAGGGTCCGTATGTAATACACAAGTTTTCACATTTTTATATGGAAAATCACAAGTTTCGTCTTTATTCACCTTTAATTGCTTGGGTCGTCCCGGTCTCATACTTGTTTTTATTACTTTTAAACACCCCACCTTTTCCACATATTTTTTCATCTTACTTAATATGCGATAGTGTTTAATAGGAATGGATTCACTTACATTGAATGGGTAAATTATCTCTCCCATTTTTACTTGTTGAATATTATTAATAACAGGGGTTTTCACTAATTTAAACAACACAATCGGCGTTTGACAATTTCCTTTAAATAATTTATTTGCCGTTCCAGCATCATAACAAATCATAGATTCTATTTTGTATTTTAATATAAAATCATGCATTTTATGATCCCGCTTTAACCATATTACAGGTGTAATACAAAGCAAACAACCATTATCTTTTAATAAATCAATAGAATGCCTTACAAAATGGCTCCACATTTCTTTTCCATCTTTACTTTTCTCTCCCTTTTTTGTAGGAACTTTTATTGGACCTCCGGTTTGGAAAGGTGGATTTGCCACAATAACATCAAAATTATTTTCTTTGAAATCTAAAAAATCGATTTGTTTAATGTTTACAAACTTATACTGTTTAAAATGCGTAGTTAATAAATTAACATGTTGAGTATTGATTTCTGTCATCCAATATATATTATTTTTGTGATTAGGGAGAGAAAGTTTTCTACCATCAAATAATCTGGTGAAAAATACCCCTTGTCCTGCACATGGATCCAACCATTTTACGCCTTTTTTATTAAAGATATCACTATCCAACATATTAAATAATTGATCTATTAAAACAGTAGGCGTCGTTACTTCACCATATATTTCCTTATTATATAATGAAACTTTATTCATTATATAAGTATAATATTATTATGCTCGTTTTTTAACACTTTTTCGCATTTTTTTCCGGGTTCTTTTTGCCATTTTTTTAGTTTTAGATGAGGACTTACCACTTGATTTAGTTTTTGCAGATTTATGTGAACGGATTGTATAACACCATTCTCCTCCACTACCCATATCTGCATAAAGACATCTGGGATCTTTTTTACATCCCCGTTTATCTATTTTATACTTTCCTTTGTAATACTTTTTACAATACTTTTTCTTTTGTGTTTTTCTAACATTGGCGGCTCGATCCCAGGAATGAACCACTTTTTTATGTTTTACTGATTTAACTTTTCTTGTTTTATGTTTCATGTTATATAATATTACAATATTATAGTCATTTATCTAAAAATGACGTTTATGAAGTTCTCCTAATATATCAATCATAGATAATTGTATAGCTAAACTAGGAAATGTTTTTACATAAGCAGCCGGCAATCCTCTGTATAATCCCGCCATTCCTTCCTTTTTTATCACCTTTCTAGCACAATCTATTATACCATTATATTCTGGAACACTATCACATCCAAAATGTTGTAACTGCAGGCGTCGTCGTATTAAATCAGTGGGATATGTAATGGATATTGCCGTCATTCCAGCAAACCCGCCACATACTAGTTTTACAAAAGTAGGGTTTTCAATTTCATAATGGTTGTGTAGAAAATCCTTATACATATTAAAGGTAGTTAAACTAATCGCATTCCATGGAGCAAAACCCATTACACTCATCATAGATCCGCCATATAAATTCCGCAATGGAACGTGTTTAACTATATCCATTAAATTTTTATATTGGTTTTTATTAGTTTGTAATGATAAAAATGTTCTACTGGTTTCCAATGGATAAATACATAACATTGATATAGATCCTGCTAAAAAACTTGATATGAAAATATTATGGAATTTATTTTCAAAGTTTAATTGACTTAATACGTTTCTATATATTGTATAATTAATCGCATATTGAGGAAATACACGCATACAATTTACTCCATTACCCTTCCAAAGACCCCTAATCCCTTCATTTTTTAAAATACACCTTAAATTACTACCAGGTATAAAACTATTTTGCCGCTGTAGTCTATAAATTTCCAACGGCGAAGTGCATGTTCTTGATACTATGCTGGATACTCCTCCTATCAAAAGATAGCATAAAGAATCACTCATTATATATCACATACATTAAATTCTAAATATTTTTTACTTTGTCTTAAATATTTTTAACACTTTTTTCTACGGTTATTTTAACACTTTTTCTACGGTTATTTTAACACTTTTTTCTACGGTTATTTTAACACTTTTTCTACGCATTTATTTTGTATCTTTATGTTGTTCTTTCATTATCATTTTCAGCAAGTTTTCAGAAGCGTTCAATATGTTATTGTATATCTTTTCAGAATTGGCTATTGCGGCGTTGGTTTCGTTTAAATTTTTATTTTTTGTTAACAATAGTTGAATGACAATCTGCAATTTACCTTTTAAATCTTTTAACGAGCATACTAACTCATCCTTTTCTCTGGTATGTTCTGCTATTTCAATTTCAAGTTTAGTCTTTCTCTCCCTTAATTTCTTTAAAGAATCCGCAAATTTATTATTAATATTGTGTAATTTATGTTTATCGCTCATGTATATATACCTTATAAAAAGTAATTAGCAAAACTGCTGTTGGTAAACATACCCTTTTTTTCTTGCTAAATACCTTTCATAACTGTTATGCTTTACATCTACACCTGGTTTTCTATCAATTAATCTATTTTTCTGCTTTGTTCCAAAACAACATATAGTGGGAATAGATTGAACGCGGTCGCCTGGACCACCTACATTGCTTATTTGCTTATTATTAGGACAATTATTATTAATCGTTTGCGTTTGGTTTTCACCGTCATTAGAACGAATCACATTTAATATCTTTTTATGTTGAGTATGATGCGATGAAGAAAGTCTGTTTTGTTTTTCATTTAAACGCGTATCATTTGGATATATAATTAAACCATGACAACTATTAATAGACATATAAATAATACTAATATTTTATATTTTATCACATATTTTATGTTATATATATATATAACATAATGGAATCAGGAAGAACCATGATTTTGCACTCCGTTGTAATCGGTATTTTGTTGTACCTTTTTATGCTTTTAGTATTAAAGCAGCGACCTGCAGTTGCTGAAAACCGCAGCATTTTAATAGCCAGTTTTGTATTGGCATATATGATTATGTTTGGACATGGTATGCCAACCTCCTTAAACAAAAACTTATTTTAAGGATTTACTACCATAATATAAACCAATTTCATATTATATTTAGCAATAAGCGATAATATGAAATTTAAGCAAAATTGATGTGTTATAAATGAAATGATATTTGCCGCAATTATAAATAATGGTCTCCCCCGCTGAAACATACATAGAAATATCAAACAAATCATATGATATTATACAGTTTTATACTACTAAAATAACTGAAATTCGGCCAACTAAACAATCAAAACGCGGACGCAACCGGCGCAACAGTGATATTGTAGTGCAAAATCAACCAACGACAACTAATGACAAATCAACCGACGCCAAACAAATTACTGAGTTAAACAAAACAATTAAAACTAAAACCGCAAAGATAGAATTGTTAATAAACCAAAAAAACGATATTGTAAATGAGAAAAACAAAATAATACAAGAAAAAGACGAGATTATAAACAAACTATTACAACAAATAGCAAACGGATTGAGTGCGTCACAATCAATAGAAAGCGTAGCAACCGCACCGTTTGGAAACGCAAATGCACCCAAATATTCTTTTCAACAATGTTTGGAAAACCTTACTGTCTCTAATGATGATTATGATTATGTAGTTGAAAATGGATATGTAAAAGGGTATTGTGATATAGCAGTGAAAGTATTAAATAAAAAAGATAAACTAGTAGTCTCTCATAAAAAAGAAATTTATGTTTACTTAAACGCAACTGATAAATGGGTGGCTTTTACAGAAGAACATTCCAAAAAACTCCACAATCAAATAAAAAGTAAATTAATTGTGCTTGCGGCGAGTCGTCCCAATTCAGGTAATTCATATGAATTACGAAACCGTAATATTATATATGGAAATAATGGTAAATATAGTGATATACATTTAAAAATTAAACAAACCATAATCCATCATACACAAGTTAATACTGCGGCGCTTCTTGGCAACATAACATAAAATATCGATTAAAAATAACAAACATAACATAAGAACAATATAAAACTATTTTTTATAGTTAATTAAAATGAAAAATGTATATTGTATCCGACATGGAACCGCAGAACATAATGTTTTGTTTAAAGAAATGGGAGAGAAAGCATATATGATGATAAGAGATAGTAGTTTAACCGAACTGGGGCAAAGTGAATCGAAATTACTAGGACAACATTGGATTGAAAAAAACAATATTGAACTAGTAATCGTATCCCCATTAACAAGAACCCTTCAAACCGCTACAAATATTTTTAAAGATGTAAATGTTAAAATGATATCATTAGATCAAGTAAAAGAATACCCTGCTTCATATGAAAATATTAACCACAGAAAAGATCGTAGTGAATTAGTAGTAAAATATCACCCCACCGTGAATTTTAAACATTTACCGGAAACAGACCCGCTATGGAATGCAGAAACCAATGAAACCCTAGAACAATTAGAAACACGAGTCAAGCAAGTAAAAGATTTTATTTTGCAAAGAAAAGAAACAAATATAGCAATTGTATCTCACACCACTTATCTTGCTTACTTTTTATATGGTAAAATAGACGATTATGACAACCAATTAAAACATTGTTTTCCTTACAAATTACACCTTAAATCCAACGCCACTTATGCCAACAAATAAATAAAAAATATAAGACACCTGCCTTATATTATTTATTACACATTATTTATTACACAATGTATTACTTACTGTAAATACTTCTCGGTGAAATCTTTGGTTGTCATGATAGTAATATTCAACGATTTTGCTTTGGCAGTTTTACCCGTTTCTTCCGACATCGACGTTACTAGCACAAAATCCGTATTTTTACTAACAGAAGTAGTCAATGGAATACCTATCTTTTTCACTTTTTCCATAAATTCCTTATCCCTTGGACCAGTTACCACGATTTTCTTATCCTTTAATGGATGTGCTGTTTCTGCCTTGCTGGTTTTAAAGCTATATAACTTATACAAAACACCCAATTTATTTGCGAATCGCTTGAAATCATCAATGTAAGGAACTATTTGCTTTGCCGTTTTAGTATCAAACCCCTTTAAACTACTAATTTTACTTATCTTTACATCATCCGAGCTTTTACTACTAAGCACAAATGGATAATGGATAAGCAGCTCCTTTAATCGTTTTTCACCAATTCCTCGCCCAAAACACGGGCTAGCACCCATCATTACATAGAGTTCTACCTTCTCCAATCGTTCTTTAATACTATCTACGATCTTTTTCGCAGATGTAGTCCCCATTCCAGGAAGTTGTTTGATATTGTCTATCTCCATTTTCACAAACTTTTCAATTGTATTATATCCAGCATCGTATAGTTTCTCCACATTTTTATATCCCATACCAACTACTTCTAACTTTTTAAAGAATTCCTCAATACGCTTAATCTTTACAATATCATTTTCCTTGATATCTTCATCACTTAGTTTTATATCTACATTTCCTTTCGTCCAAACATAGTTGTAATTAGTAGGAAATTTAGGCGTGGTTTTATGTATCATTTTATGAACTTTGGGAATCACATCACCACTTCGTATCAATTGAACCACCGCACCAACTCCAATACCGTTTTTCTTAACAAAGTCCGCATTATGACAAGTTGCGTATTCAATCGTCGCACCACCAATAACAACAGGCATAATTTTAACACGCGGTTTTAAATATCCATCTTTACTGGGAGCCCATAATACATCTACTACACGGGCTTCGACCATTTGATCCGATAATACCATTTTAAAAGCAAAAGCATGATCTGGATTTTTAGATTGGCGCTTAAATATGCCATCTTGCGAAACAATAATACCATCAATTTCATATTCATAATTTTCTCTCCAATCCATTAAATACTCCGACATAACTTCTTTATTGATTGTATCCATTAATTCATACTTTACAGTATTGTGTTTACCCCAATTTTCCTCTAAAAAGCGCATTTGATCTGAACCTTTCATAACAGGATGAATTACTTCATACGCAATAAAGGTTAAATCGCCTACCATCTTTTTCAAGTCATCGGTTAGCTTTTTACTATTGGCAAGACCCGATACAAAATTTCTTGGGTTGGAAAACTGTTCCGCATATTTATCTTGAAACAGCTTTTTTTTAATAATTAATTCACCACGAATCGTGACATCTGGTATAACAGGCAAATTTAAATATGGTAACAAGTATGTAATATCTTGACCCTTTTTACCATTGCCTCGCGTATATAGTTGTGGTGAATCTTTATATTTGTCTTCGGAATAATACAACACCGATATACCATCCATCTTCGCACTTACAATATAAGGTCCAGTATACTTTTTCAACTTGTTGTTTATTTGCTTTTCACTTTTGATTTTATCCATCGACCACATCTCATAAGGTAAATCAACCTTTTTTTTATCTACGGCAACATCACACGCTTTATGTCCTTTTTGTATCGCCTTATTATTAGGATACAACTCTTCCACATATTCCTTTAATAAATCATATTGACTGTCGGTCATCAGCGGCTTATCATTACTGTAATATTGTTTATCTGCCAACCCAATCATACTAACCAACTCCTTTTCTGACAAAGTTTTTAAATGGTTCAACCCATTTTCCTTAAATATGGTTATCAATTCCTGAGTTTTAAGACTGCCTTTTTTTTTACCATCACCTGTGCTTTTTTTTAAGGTTTGTTTGCGTTCACTTGGTTTTTGTTGAGATTTACCTCGTGATTGTTTTTTTAAGGTTTTTTTAACAGAACTTTTAACAACACCCGCATCTTTCTTTATTATCATTGAATTCGCGCCCTTTCTGTTTTCTGGTGCTACATATTCCAATCCTAAAAAGTCGAACACATCTTTTTCCGTTTTAAATAATTGGGTTAACTTCTCTCCCTTTTTCTTGTTTTCCATTTTATATAATCCATGCTCGTTTAAACTATATCCTTTTGTAAGAGCATGTGATCTCATAGCGGTATTGAATTCTTTACTTCCTGTGAAATACAATATTGCGAATGCGTTTTCGCTTCTAGGAGTAAACATGAAATCAACGCGTCTGGCCGGGTGGTTGCCTAATTTTGCAACACCAAGACTTTTAATATTACCCCTTGAAAGCACTTCAATTAACAATTTATTTTCAATCATTAAATCC